ATGCCATTATAATGGCATGTTGGCAGCATGCCATTTATCTCTTACTCAAGCCCCCACTCAGCTTGGGTCGTATTGTTTACTACAAGTCATGCAGTACAAACAATAAGATCTGCATGATACACTTCACGTTGCACGCCGGTGAAGTATAATGGCGCTCCTGGCAGGACTTGAACCCACAACCTGCCGGGTAGAAACCGGACGCTCTATCCATTGAGCTACAGGAGCATATTTACTGCTCAGTAAATAACTGTTATTTACTAAACATGACTTGTGAATGGACGCAAATCTCATTTACTTTGCCGCCTCAATGATCGCCCCTCGGCAAAAGGACCGCCACCTGCGCAGCGTTTGCATCCATTCAAAAGTCATATTCAATTTGTCAAACAACATTGTCTTTATAGCTGCTGTCGTAAATTAAGACAACAGGAATTGGCACCAGCGCAAGGATTCGAACCCTGACAAGCAGTTTTGGAGGCTGCCGTGCTACCGTTACACTACGCTGATATTGATATGGCGGAGGGTAGAGGATTCGAACCTCTGGGACAACTTTCGATGCCCGACTCGTTAGCAATGAGCTGCTTTCGACCACTCAGCCAACCCTCCATAAATTGGCTGCCCCTCTAGGACTCGAACCCAGATAGCCGGAACCAAAATCCAGCGTCCTACCATTAGACGAAAGGGCAATAAACTGGATGCTTCTCGTGGATTCGAACCACGGCCTACTGTTTCAGAGACAGTTGTCCTACCGCTAGACGAAGAAGCAATAAACTTGGGGAGACTAGAGAGAATTGAACTCTCGCCTGCGGACTCACAAACCGCCGTCCTCGCCACTAGACGATAGCCTCCATCAACTGGTACTCCTGACGGGATTTGAACCCGTGTCTTTGCCTTGAGAGGGCAATGTCCTAGGCCTCTAGACGACAGGAGCATGAATAGAATCAGCGAACCTTCGTGTTGGATTTCAACCAACGTTTCCAGGCCTCCGGCCCGGTGTCCTAGTCCTATAGACGAACGAAGCAGGCACAAGCGAAGAGATTGCAGTCTCCTCGGTCATATACCTGGCTGACTGACTACACTCGTGAACTGCAATTTATGAGCCGTCAAAATCTCGCTTGTTTTTATAGAGGTATCAGCCCCCTCTACCGGTACACACCAGAACAGATCTAGAAACCGCTCTTTAGTAATCCGGCGATTGGTGGACCCTAGGAGAGTCGAACTCCTGACTTCGGTATGCAAAACCGACGTGTTCCCACTAGCACTAAGGGCCCTAAATTGAATCGCGGTTGGAATCGAACCAACAACCCACTACTTTACCACGGCCAGTGGCGTTTCATGGTCTGGCAATGCCTTTATTTTGAGAGCCAAATTCAGATTCATGCTGGCCGCATGAGCCCTACTATTCCCTCTCCAGCGAAGTTTGGAGGACCCTCTCGGATTTGAACCGAGAACCCTCTGAGTAAGAGTCAGATGCTCTGCCAATTGAGCTAAGGGTCCATTGTAACTGGTGGGCGCCTCGGGAATCGAACCCGTTCAATGTCGCGGTGTAAACGCGATGCCTTCCCATCTGGCGCTGCGCCCATTATCTTCATGACTAATTGGTAGAGCATACCGGATTCGAACCGGTGTTCGCGGCGTGAAAGACCGACGTCCTAGACCTCTAGACGAATGCTCCATAATTTGGCGGAGTGATGGCGGAATCGAACCCCTGGCCCGTAGGCTCCTACCGCTTTCAAGGCGGTGCCAGCATCCCCGGCTGGACATGCACTCCAAATTGGTTGCAGAGACAGGACTTGCACCTGTGGCCTTCTGGGTATGAGCCAGACGAGCTGCTTCTGCTCCACTCTGCGTTATTCTGATGTTTTCTGGTGTGCATGGGTCAACAAATATTGTCTCTCTCCTCTACTAAGGAAATTGGTAACAATTGTTTCGCCGTAGTAGCGACCGCACGCCCGCGTCAGCGGTAGCGCCTCATGCACACTAGAAAACATCAGATGTTACTCTGATGTTTTTTACCACCGAATTTTACTCGCTGCGTTATCGCCGCAGCTTTCATCCTCGGTTCCGCCCGTTTGGCCTAATCACGTGCAGGCCGCGCCCTCGTTGCGCTATCAGATCAAGGATACTATCCTAGATCCATCACGTTTGCAACAAAAAAGCCCTCCTTTTGGGAGGGCTCGATGAAGCAGGCTGTTGCCCTTCTGCTACATCGAACCCCATGGCGGAATGGCTGAGCCATTCGACCAGGAATTTTTGAATCGTGTTTCTTGTGTGTGCTTTTGTGTCCTCATCATGTTTGCTATTTATACCCTGAATTCTGAATTTTAGTCAACAGGGTAAAATTTATTTTCTACTTCGTGTTCACGTTCAAAGAAAGACTTGAGTTCCATCTCATCAAGCCACTCCTCGTATCCCTTCCAGAGGGTCGGATCGTTCTTGATCATTTCAAACTCGTTGTCTTCCATTTGTTCCTCACTTGTTACTTTTTGTAGTATCTGTGAACTCGAATTTAATGTCAACGCTGTTTTGACTCTCTTAACTAACCTGCTGAAAGTACCGCTCAAGACCTTCAGAGGTGGCGGGGATACCGCTGAACTGAGAGAGCCTCTTCTTTTGAGGGCTGACATAGCCCTTTGACTCAAGGATCCGAAGCGGAGGAATACGCTTGTCCATCTCGCCGAGATACTCTTCGACAGTAAAGTTCTTCATTAAGAACTTCTTGAACGGGGCAACGCCCCTCTTACCGTACTTGAATCGAGCGATGAACTGTACCGGCTCTCCGGGAATGGAGTACACCAGGCAATCGCCAGACATCCACAAGTTCTTGTTGGTGAAAGAGGTCATTTCTATCTCCTCAGTTCTTCAGCTTATGCCTTATAGTCTGCTTTCTTCGATTTAATGTCAACTCTGTTCTTGCTTGCTTAGTCCCAGCTTATTGTTTTGTTCTTTTTCAAACACGATCCTAGTCGTCAGTTGAATCAACTGATCAAGCAGCTGTTGCTTCATATCTTCTACGTCTTTTATACTAAGAGAGCCACGATCCAGCAAGTGGTTGATCATGGATTGAAAATAGCCTGCTGCATAATCGTTGCCAGTATACACAGCTCGACTAGCAATCATGAACGCTTCTGTGAGCTTTTGATTCGAACTCAAATTCATCTCCTATCGGTTGAGTTGATGAAAGCACGTTTCATACGAATGCTTTTTTTGGCAGATCGACATTCCATCATCAGCCGTGGCTACAAGGAATGCTACCGCAAAAGCAAGAGCCAGAAGAACAATCTTTATCATATAAACATCATCTCCTGACTGTAAAAATATGTCAACGCTGTTTATATTCCTGCATTCCCAAGGACATAACAGCCTTATCATTGGCTTCCCTGGTCCTACATCCATAGACGAAGCCTTTCAGGTAATTATACCTGCCATCAGAGACAAGGTCTTTGATAAATTTGGCATTAACTTTACTCCAACCAAAGTCGAAGTTGTACCCAAGGTCAAAACCTTCATTGTAGTCATCCGACATCTACATACCTCCATAACAACAAAACGATTATCACGACAGGGAGAAAAAAGGTCAACATACATATACTGGCACATATACCCAACTTTACAAGGAAAAAAGTTAAAAATGAAAATAATTTTAACTATTTTTTTGTTAATGTTTTCAACTTTTGCATATGGACAAAACATGTCTGTGACCCTATCTGGTGTGAGCATTCACACTAAAAAAGGATTCAATGCGCTGAACGCTGGGATTGGTTTAGAAAAGGTTGTTTATGGGGATTTTAGCATTGCAGGTGGTGTATTCAACAACAGTATAGATAACACTAGTGCCTATCTAGCTGTAAAGCACAAAGTTGTTGAAATTAGTGATATTTCTGTCAGCTTGATGGCAGGAGGAGTGACAGGGTATCAACCCAACGCCACTCCATTTCTTTTGCCTGAGATTTGCTATAAATATGTTTGTGTCGTCATTGTGCCCCCTGTCAATGACAGGGTCGTGGGGGCAGCTGCTTTCTATGTCAAAATACCAGTAAATTAACTGTCTTTGTAAAGCTTAACGTTCGCTTTGTCTAACTGAATTGACTTTTTGTCACCATAGTCAATTGTATACTTTTTAGGTGCGCCTTTGTAGAGACCATGTCGGATCTCCCCAACATAGCCCACTTCATTGTGATAATGTTTGCCGGGAGCATGGATGCGAACTTTGCTATTAAGTTTGATAGCCTCGTCTAAAATTTCGAAATGCTGTTTAAAGGACTTAAATTTTTCCATAGGTAAATCCTAGCTAGTTGGTAGTTTGCGGCCGATGTTGTATTTAGCTACAAGCTCCCACTGATCCTTCTCCTTGAACGGCAAGATCTTGATCTGGTTCAACGGGGCAACAGGATCATCTGTTCTTGATGGTTCTGCAAGCTCTATTAGCTCCCACTCGTCTAAGAGATTAGCAATCGTGTTTCTACGTGCAATGTCGTCATCTGAGAAGTTTGTTGGCTTGCCATCGAGGGCAAACAACTCCTTAAAATGCACAATGTAGTACTTACCCTGCTTGTGAAGAATATGACAAGACTGAAAAATCTTCTTGTCCTTCTTAGAAGCAACACCAATCCGGGTCAACGTCTCACGGACTTTTAGGAAGTCATCATCGTCTTTAAGTCTCACTTCAATCAACGACTCTAATACACTCATCCGACACCACCTTTGTTCATTCTTGTTCTTATTGCTTGTTTTTGTTGTTCGGTGAGAACGGAAAGAGCCTGGATAGCTTTCTTTGTGCTGTATCCATAGTAATCCTTCACGAGCTCAACGAGGTCATCTTCACGCTTCTTTGCCCACTTGGCAAAGCGCCTCTTAGGTCTCACTGTATTTAGTAAAAACTCGAATTGAAGCTTGTTGTCAATTTGGCGTGAATTCATCTCGTTTGCCGCGAGGACAGTGTCGATAAAGTACGATAAAGAGCGGTTGACAACAAAGGGATTGTACGATTTCTCGACAAGATCCTTGTTGTCAGCCGCCTCAATCACATTGACTTTTGTGTGGTTGATTGCGTTCACAAAGTCAAATGGGTTCATTTGAATTCACACTGAACCATGATCTCAGCCATGCAAGCTGCAAGATTGATCTCAGGATCAGCAACGAACGCTGCCTTGTATTGGTAGTCAGCAAGGATCAACACAAGTTGAGGAATTGATTGTGGCTTGAAAAGCCCTGCTGCTTCGTCGTAGAACTTCCTGAAAAAGACATTGCAATCAACATCAGAGTTCTCACCAACCCACTTCCTTACGTTTGAGTAGTTCTTTGCCTTCATGTCATCGACTAGCGTTGCAATTCCAGCATCATCAAGCCTAGAAAGGATGCCAGCATCAATCTTTCCATTGACGCCGTATCTCTGAAGCTCGTTGAGGATCCTTCGCCAATCAGGAAAGTGCATGCTGATCAGCTGAGCTACGACAGCATTGTCAAACGTCACTCCCTCCATCTCGAGGATCTTTGCAACCCTGATATGGAACTGCTTTGCTAGCTTCGGTGCATCCTTGCCTGATATCTTGAAGTCGATCACACCACATCTAGACTGCAGAGGTTCAATGATCCTGTTCTTGTAGTTGCATGTCAGGATGAACCCACAGTTCCTCGAGAACTCTTCCATGAAGTTGCGAAGAGCTGGCTGCGTCGAGTTTGCGTTTAGATAGTCAGCCTCATCAAGGATCACATACTTCCGTCCCCCCATCAGAGAGACGGAAGATGCGAAGTTCTTGATCTCAACCCTCAGCGTGTCGATGTTTCCGTTCATCGACCCGTTGATCACCATATAGTCAGCTTTCAGCTGCTCGAGCAGAGCTCTTGCAACAGTGGTCTTACCAACTCCTGGCTTTCCAGCCAGGAGAAGGTTAGGAACATTCCCTTGCGAGATGAACTGCTCGAATGTCTGCTTTAGATCACTAGGAAGAATGCAATCATTAATCGTATGCGGTCGGTATTTTTCCGTCCACAAGAAGTTTTCCATAACAAATACTCCACATCACTGTTCAAAGGTCGAATTAGATTCAGTGGCAACCCAATACTCTACATTGTGGGTGATTGCATCACCAAGCCCTTGAGCCTTAAAATAAGCAATCCCCTTTGATGTTGCCTTGACAATGTAGTTCTCGTTGATCATCTTCAGGTTGTCGATCTTGAAGATCAACTTGAATTCATGCGACGTCTCACCAAGATCAATCCTGTAGATGTCGCCTGTGGGGTTCTTTGAGTTCACTGTCTGAATAGAAAGATACTGTCTATCGCCACATATTGCAAGCTCTGGTAGCTGAAGTGTTGCAATTGCTCTTTGAATTGAATGTAGGTTGCTGGCAGAGAGCTCAAACTCAATTTCGTGCTGTGGAAGTTGGATGTCCTTTTCGGGAGGAAGGACAATTGTAGATGTGTCTGCATACGTGTAGTTGACAGACTGCCTTCCTTCCCTAATCGTCATATGACCTTTGTTGAACTCAAGGGTTGGTGTCTTGAATAGCGACAAGACACCGATAAACTTAGAAAGATCATAGATAGCAAACTGTGACGGAAAATTCTCCGCCACAGTTGCCTTAGCCATCACAGTCTTAGACACTGAGACTGTCTTCAACACATTGCCAGGCTTGAACAGCAGTGACTGGTTGATTGAAGAGAAGTTTCTCAGGATCGCAAGAGTTTCATTACAAAGACGCATTTCACTTGTCCTTCTTTTTAGGCTTCAGCTTGTCAACATCTGCTGTAGCTGCTGCACCAATTGCAGCAAGATCAGCAAGGCTGCCACCAAAGATGTAGCTACCAACATGCTGGAGCTGCATCCATGGGCACAACCAAACCTTGCCACCCATCTTAGCTACGTTGTAGCAGAACATATAGTCTTCTGAGAGATAGCGCTTCGACTCTGGATCGATGATGCAGTCGAAGTAAGCCATGATCTCACGCGTACCGTCAAAGTGCTCAGTGCGAACATGATCAGGCTTGTACCAGAGATGTGGGAATGCCTTCTGATAATCCTCAAACGTCTTGCGACGAATCATCATGAAGCCAGTACCAATCTCCATCACCTCGCAAGGCTCACCAATCGGAATCTGACCAGATCCACCCTTCGGGTTGAACACGTAGTCACCAACGAACTTCTCAAGAACGTTAGGGTTTTCATCAGCAACACCCTTGTCGACAGCCTGCTTGATCTTTTCCCAAGAGATGCACTTCTTAGGATACGGACCACCCATGACATCATACGGGCTCTCATCAGTCATCAGAGCCAGCAGGGCAAGGACGTCCTGAGGATTGAAACCGATGTCGCTGTCGATGAACATTAGGTGTGTTGCACCTGAGCGCATGAACTCGTCTACGCAATAGTTACGAGCTCTCGTGATCAACGACTCATTAAAAAGAAAGTATAGCTGAAGCTGAATGTCGAGCTTAGCACATTGAGCAGCCAGATCAGCAACAGACCTAGCAAACATGCCGACACACTGACCACCATACATTGGAACAGCAAGAAACAACTTCTTCTTGCGAAGCTCCTCTACAGTCACCTTAATTTCCATTCTTATTCTCCTTTGTCATGTTATACTGCCCATTGTATAGGTGTGCTGTCTCAGCCTTGACCATTACAAACTGTGCAATTCTTGTATTGCGTTCAATTACAGCGTTGCCCATTACGTACAGAGTTCCGCCGATGCTGTTTTCAAATCCACTGTCGTAAAGGCCACTCATTACAAAGAGGCCATTGCGGTTTAGTGAAGAGCGAGGAATAAGGTAACCAGCATATCCTTCTGGCACCTTAATGTGGTGCTGCGTTTCGAATTGATAGACACCCTTACCAAGAGCAAATAGACCATGTTCAGGTGAAGGAATCATCTCAATTCTGGGTCTGTGAATCGGCTTACCTGTGTCGGTAATCACAAACTGGGTATCCATGTTAATTGCAAACAACCGATCAATTCTAACATCGATTGCATTTGGCTGAATGCAAGCAGGATCAACGTGCGAAATACCAAAATTAGAAGGGTGTACGAACATTACTTATCCTTTCCATAGTGCATCATCAAGATGATGTAGTGGATCGCCTTCAACAGATCCTTCCTGTTCCTGCCATCCTTCTTTCCGTAGCGTGCGAGGTACTTGATTGCGGTATCGCGACAAGTCGTCTCAGCACTACCAAGAGACTCCCACATATCTACAGTCTGAAACTGCTTGTTGCCAACATAGTGAGCTCCATACGTCTGCTTGAGATAGTCATAGACCTCTTGCAGAGACTCATCTTCACTGAACCTAAACGGAAAATCATTATCAGACATCATCACGCTCCTAAATTACTCGCCAATGGATAATAAGGACGATTAAAGTTTAACTGTTTGTTAATATGTTCGACATTGTGCCAAATCAGAGTCTCTTCGTGATCACCAGCAGCATCCGCGTGAGCGAGATCCAGGCCAACGCGAATAAACCGCCCGGTGCTTCTCTTCCAAGAGAAATCAACTTCTTTTTCAAACTTACCTGTATGCGATCCGGTCGGGCTGCGGTCAAACGCTATGCCATTAATCGCATACCAATAGGCGGCACTGCTATCCCACGTGTCGATCATGTAAAGGAATTCAGACACCAGCGAGATCTCATTTGGCCCATCAACCATACCAAGGAAGTGTATCTTCTTACCTGCACGGGTGATCACGTCAAGGATTCCCCTTTCCGCAAGGATTCTCATTGTATGCCAACGTGAGAGGAACCTCTGAAGATTGTTACCCTTCTCTGCATTGAATGCCAGAGGAGCAGCAAGGATTGAAACACCAATGTAGTCTACAATAGACGAATTTGCAGCCCAATCAAACGCCCTAAAATAATCATCAGGATCGCCCTGTCTCGACTGAGGCACGAAGAATGTACCGAAGCCAGCTGCTCGAAACTTAGGAGCAAGTTCCTTTGCTGCCTCAATCGTTTTCCAAGAAGGCTCATTTGGGTAGTCGCTCATAACAACATAATCAGCACCAACCTTCTTGCCAATGTCGATCAGCTTCTCAGACGGATACATCGGCAGTCCGCGCTTGAACATCTCAAACGCAGAGTTGTCGAGGATCTTGATCTTGGTAGTGTCGCTCTTGAATGCCTGAGCGTAGGTCTCATCTTCTTCTGCAAGATGAGCGAGGATCAGATGAGCCCCGCTATCTTGCATACTCGAAGACAGAAAGTCCGTTGGTGCTATATGGCAAAACTTCGTCATCACTTACCTCATAACAAAAAGAGTTGATTACTTTGAGAAAGGATCCTTACCGTCAATGTAATGATCTACAATGGCAGGATAGACTTTCTTGTGTTGTGGATACTTTTTTTCAAACTTAGTCCTCAACTCATCGTGAGTAGGACCTTCTGGGTTCTCCATGTGCTTGAAAACAAAGTTTCTCATCTTACTATATGTCGGCTTATCGACAGCTACGCCCTTAATCTTTTTCGTCATTGGAGCCTGGGCCACGGCTTCCTTAATGATTCGTATTACATTAGTCATTTATGATTCCTTTAGGCTCTTTGACTATACAGGTTGCAACCATTCTCACCATCCTCGCTAACTGTGATGGTAAGATCACGACCTGGGTATTTATCTTGCATGTACTTCAAAAGATCGCTCGCAATCATCTCGCAGCTACGGAAATCAAGCTGAAGAGTCTTAGTATCAAAGAGAGCCTCGAGTTCGCGCTTGAGAAGGATGAACTCAATGTCTCTGTCATCATGAAACACTTCGACTTCAACCTTGAAGTGAAAGATGTGTCTGTGAGGATATCCAAGAAAGCTGACATCCTTCAAAGCAGGATTATCGAGGGCAGCAGGATACTTGTGAATGCCCTCCTTCTGGAACGTCACCCAAATACAGGTCTTTTGTGTGTGAAATTCATTCGCTGAAATTCTCATTTGTACCCTCCAACAATAAAATCTCTAAGATTATAGCCATCTTTAGTGGCTTTAGTGACTTCATCTGGTGCCAAATACCTAAGCTCAGTCACGCCAGACATGTCAGAATACTTGTGTTTTTCAACACCAACATAGCTCTCAACCATAAAGGAACCTTTTGGATACAGCAACTGAAAAAACTTCTCAATGAGCTTTGCTTCCTCAGCTTCTTTACAGTAGATGCTCCAAATGACCGAGATATCCCAATCATTGTATTGATCAGGATTTCTCCCATAGCCAATGGAAGCGTCTCGTGAGAAACGCTCCATTACGTCATATCGAATCGTCCATCCAAATTTGTACAGGGTCTTTCCCGTCTCCTTATGGACAAACTTCATCATATAAGCTTTGGCCATTACTTCATCCTGGCTGAGTTGAGGAACTCGCGTCTAAGCTCGGAATTGATCTCAGAGAACGCACCGCGTGTTGCTAGAGTCATCGTGCTCGACGAAGTGTCTTGGATGCCACGTGACTTGACACAATAGTGAACACCCTCGATGTAGACAGCAACATCCTGCGATTCTGTAATAAACGCAATCGTTTCTGCAACCTGCTCAGTCAGTCTCTCCTGGACCTGAGGACGCTTTGCAAAGAACTGTACGATACGATTCAGCTTCGATAGGCCTAGGATAGTATGCTTAGGGATGTAGGCAACAGTTGCCTTGCCATCGATGATGACAAAGTGATGCTCACAATTAGATTGAACGTTCACGTTTCGCTCTAGAACAAAGCTAGAATTCTGCCCCATCTTATTGTCAATTCGTGTGCACTTTGGGAAGTTGTCGTAGTTGAGACCAAAGAAGATCTCTCTCACATACATCTTTGCAACACGGTTAGGCGTGTCCATTAGTGAATCGTCTGTAAGATCCAACCCCAGCTCCTCCATGATAGAAGTGAAGTGCTTGGCAATCTTGCCGATCTTGCTCCTCTCGTTCTTCTTGACTAGCTCATAGTTCATTGGCGTCTCAAGACCAACACTAATCAAATGCTGGCGGACCTGCTCGCCAAGAATAGGATCATTCTTATCCATCACTCAAACTCCCTATCTTCTCTGTGGCCAACTCTCATTGCCATATTAGAATCTGTCTCACGAACTTCAACCTTGCAGCACCAAATCCTCTTGGCTTCCTCTGCTCCGTAATTAGGAAGGAAGATTGTGTTAACATACTCATAGAGGAAGTCGGCCAGACCCTCGCAGCCTGTCTTCTCAACTTCCGTAATCTTGGCAAGACTGAGCTCACCAAGACGAAGAAGCTCATTACGCTTTGGATCATCCTGCGCAACAAGCAGCGTATGATCAAACCAGTCCTCCAAAAGCGCCTTGAGGGGCTTGAGACCACCAAAATCCATGCACCAATTGCGGGCGTCTAGCGTGTCACACTCAAACTCAAAATGAAACGACAAAGCATATCCATGAATGAGATTGCAATGACTATCAGCCCTCCACTGCCTATAGGCAACGGGCCCTAGATGTCTATATGTCTTTGTGCTAATATACTTTGCCATGTTCTTCTCCGTTACTTACCGATCACGTTACCATAAACGTAAACGTGCACTCGCGGTGCGATCTTGTATCCACGCTTCATCCCCTCGTCGGCAATTGCTGCAGCGGACATGTGGCCATCAATGTTGCCACCCTGACCATCAAGGTCACCGCCAACAGGCATTACCCAAATTGGATAGTTGATTCCACGTCTGCGGATCTCTTCTACAATACCAGCAAGCTCATTCCAACACTTTTCCGTGCCGTTCACGACAAACTTGAACTGGCCTGCAGACGACAGGCAATAATACTTCTGCCAATTGTCATAGTTGATTGCGTCAGTAGCAATCTCACCAGCGACATTGAATAGCTTGGGGCTGATCGAGAAGAACAGTTCGCCATTATACTTCTCCCGATTAGAGAAATAGAAGACAAAGTCCTTCGTCAGCTCCTGTGTGCCATTTGTTTCGAAAGTGATGAACTTGACTGGATTGTTGTGAATTGTCTTCAGTGCATCCACGACAGCGGCGCTGCAAGCCTGCGCGTGCTTCATAAGAGGCTCGCCACCAGTAAACACAAGATGTGTAGCATTGCCAGTAGCGGGATGAACAAACTTACCTTCTGGATTGTGATCATTCTTCATCAGATCCTGAAGCCTCTCTGCAATCTCAAGAGGCGTTCCACTTCGCTGAAGATGCTTGAACTTCTTTGCCCACGAGTACGAGGAATCACACCCTCTGTGGAATACAGGAAGATCTTCAATCGTCTTGTACTTAGAGACATCAAGATCCTGATAAGGCAGCTCGTATGTGGAAGGATCAGTGGGGTCCTTCTGGCCAAATCCATTGCACTGAAGGTTGCAAAGGAAGAAACGAAGCCATACGCTAGGCGTGCCGACATAGTGTCCTTCGCCCTGGAACGAGTGGAAGATCTCGCTGTAATGGTAGACAGTCATTTCAAATCTCCTTGCTCTTCAGCATTTTCTTCTCGAACTTTTTGGCTTTCTCGAGATGATATAAGTTGGCTCTCTTGGTGAAGATAATACCATTTAGGTGATCCAATTCGTGTTGGAAGCACCTTGATGTTATTCCATCAAACTTTTTTGTCGTAGTTGTTCCATCATACGACGTGTAGCGGACCTTGATCAACTTCGGTCTCTTTATAGGAACAAAAAGATGAGGGTATGAAAGGCAGCCTTCTTCAAGCTGGACATCTTCAGACGAAGTGTCGATTAGCCTGGGATTAAAGCAGACAATTGCTTCGGGAGCAGATCTCATGACAAAGACTCTGAAAGGGAGACCAACCTGATTTGCAGATAGTCCCATTCCGTTGTGGTGATTCATTGTCTCAATCAAGTCATTGGCAAGCTCGACTGAATTCATTGGTGGATTGAGGAAATCAAATGGCTCCAATTCTTGCCTAAGTATTGGATGATTTCGGTCTACAAGTTCACGAATCATGCTGCACCTCTAGTTTGTCCTTGTGGACGAAAATTGCATCACTTGATGTGACGATGTCGTTTATCTTGTTGCTTGTTACATGCACCTTTACATAATCCATTTTATCAAAGTATGCATCTATTTGTTGATTGTTTTCTCCATACTCAACAACAACGGTAGGCTTGTGCTTTTTAATTGTGTTCTTCGCTGCTTTCAATGCAGGGACTTCATACGTCTCAAGATCAAGCTGAATCAAGTCTAATTCTGGGTAGTCAATACTGTCCAGTGTCATTGTATAGACAGGAAACCCTTCCTCCATGATTCTACTCATGCCAACATTCTCAGGGCACGATTGCATTTTGAGAAAGCCACACTTATCGCTAAGAGCTGCATTGAACTTAATAATTCTTTCACCGCAATTGTGTGACAAACAATAGAAGTTCAGCGGCTCTGGCTCAAACGTATAGACATTGTCAAAGAAAGTTGAGAACAACATAGGGTATAAACCACAATTGCCGCCAGCCTGTATCATTGCTCTTCGATTAGGGGTGTACTTCAAGATAGATTGGATGTTTGTATTCCAATCAGAAAGAATAATTGGTAAACACCCTAGATCCGATTTGACCCACAATAGCTTTTGATTAATCTTCTCACCTCGGTGCATTATTGGAATCGTCAGATCCCTGTAGATCTCATAATTTACCGTCATTGTGCAATCCTGCTAAAGTTTTTCACTTTCTCAAACTTAACGACTGTATCGAACTTGTCAAATAACTGATCGCCCTTATGGCTTATGATAAGGACATTAGTTTCATTTGACAAAGCCATCAACAGCTTCAAGAATTCATCCGTTCCCCCAGAGTCAAGCGAGCTGTCAAAGATCTCATCCATGATCAGCAGGTTTGTGTTTGTGCTGTTTCTCATCTTGGCAACAGCTCTCCATGTGAACAGCAAAGCCAAGTCAATTCTAAGCTTCTCACCCTCAGAGAATGAATTGTACGAGAAGTCATCACGGTACCTTGACTTGATAGACTCCTCGAAGTGTTCGTTGAGCTCGAAGTTGACAAAGAAGTCCATTGCAGCCAGATACTTATTAATAAGCTTGTTCATTACAGGAACATACTGCCTTACAATCTTCGTCTTAATGCCAGTGTCTTTCAGAAGCACTGCTGCAGTCTCAAGTATCTGCTTTTGCTTGGCAAGCGTCTCTTTTGCTGCAACAAACGCTGTCAATTCATCGTTAAGAGACTGTAGCAACTCTGCGTTGCCTCCAGGAACTTCGATGTTCGACTGCTCGTGCAACGATGAGTTTAGGTCTCGAATAAAATTCGTGTGCGTTCTGATGGAAGACTGATGTGTAGAGATTGTTCGCTGATGTTTGGTGATCTGTTGCTGGATTAACTCAATCGCAGAAATGCGCTCTTCAGCATCACGAATATCCTTCTCTATGCGAGTCATTCCCTCTACTATTTTTGCAGACTCGTCTGTTCTTGTATTAATGCTTTGCTGTTTGAACTCGCTGGTGATTTCTTGGCTGCATGTGGGGCACGAGTCGTTGTTTTGAAAGAATGAAATCTCATTTTTCAAGCCTCGCAGCTTGTCCTCAAGCATTCGTTCAAACGTTGCTAGTTTGTTGACTCTTGCGTCAACCTTCTTTTTGTCTGTAATAGACGACGCAAGTGTTTTGATCTCATCTTCGAGGGATTTGATCGCATTCTCTTCCAAGATGATTTGATCATTGAATCTAAGAATCTGATCTTCGATCTTTTTAATGTTTTGCTCATTGTTTATCTTTAGCTGATCAATGTGTTTCTTCTCTAGATCAATCTTTTCTTCGGTGAGCTTGGTGTTGTAGTCGTTATTTATTGTGTCGTCCTTGTTCTTTTGGATCTTGTCCTTCAGAAGGACATTCATTGTAGAGAAGATACCAATGTCAAGCAAATCCTCAATGATCTCGCGCCTATTTGCTGCAGAAAGCTGCATGAATGGCACAAAAGATGCAGATCCAAGAATGACAATTTGAGAGAATGCCTTATGACTTAGTTTGAGAATTGTCTTCTCAAACATCTCTTGATATTCTTTCGATTCCGCATGCTGGTCGAGCATCTTTCCATTCAAGTGAATCTCAAACACAGTAGGTTTGATGCCACGACGAACAAGATATGTTTTTTTCCCAATGGTAAACTCGACCTCAACAAGCAGCCCCTTGTTGTTTATTGTGTTGACAAGTTGGGGTTTGTTAATATTTCTGAAAGGCTTACCGTAGAGGCAGAAAGAAAGAGCATCGAGGATTGTAGACTTGCCAGCTCCATTCTCTCCAACAATTAACGTCGTCTTATACTGATCAAGAGTGAACTCAGTGAACGCGTTTCCTGTGCTGAGGAAGTTTTTGTATCGGATCTTATGGAAGACAATCATGAATCACTCAATTGTCAATGCTTCTGAGTACAATTGATGAAGAACATTTTTCACCTCTTGCTTGTTGTGTTTGAGATCTAGTTGATCAATGTAGCCATTGAGGATTGTCAGGGTGTCCTCTGCCTCGTTGACAATCGTCTCATCTGTTTCAAGATTGAGATTCAAATGATCTTCTACCACCTGAAGGTTTTGAATACCACTTTTTTCTAATCTTTCGATGAACAAATCAAACCAGTAAGGGTTGGTTTTGTTCTTGATAATCACCTTGACAAATGTGTCTTTCAAGTTAGAGAAATCATGAACGATCACCTCATCCATTGACTTGTTCAAATCATCGTAGTAGACCTTGAAAAACATCTTGTGTGGGTTTGGTATGAATGTCAACGACCTATCATCTGTGTCGAAGACATGAAATCCCTTCTGGTCGTTATAATCTGACCAAGTAATCTCATAAGCAGTACCAAGATACGTGATGTTCCCTTGAGTAGATCTGTGGTGATAGTGACCACTACAGACAAGATCAAACTTCTGAAACACACTACGATTCAAGCCATCTTCAATCACGATGCCTCCTTTATACATTTCAAAACCTGAAACTTCAAGGTGGCCAAAGAGAATGTCAGCGCTGCACGTGTTGATTAGGTTCATTGTCTCCTTTTCATTCTCAGGACAAATCCACGGGATCAATGCAATGTTACACCCATCAAAATTACAAACCTGCGGTCGAGCATAGAACTTAATCTTCTCACAATATGCATACATCTCCTGCATCGAGTTCACTTCATTTGTGTTCTTGAAGAACGTGTCGTGATTGCCGATCAGCATGTGAAGATCAATCCCGCGCTCGATTGCAGGAGCAATCAGGTCTTCCCTAAGCCTTCTTGCAGAGAGGAAGTTGATAAACTTCCTTCTATCTACAATGTCACCAAGATGAATGATCGTTTTGATCTTGTGCTCATCTATGTACGGAAACAAGACGGTATCATAAAACTTCTTGAAGTAGTTTCCAAATGCAACGTTATCGTTTCTAGCACCAAAGTGAGTGTCTGTGATCAGAGCTATCTTCATAGTTTACTTCCTGTTCAATCGTCTTGAGGAGTTGTTCTCAAGCAGCGTTTCTTTTTCGTATCTTGCAATCTCATAAACAAGAAGATCATGAATACGCTTTGCAGTCTGATAATCATTGTACCTACGGAATGTAGGAACGGACGAAGCGCGAAGCCTGCTGACAAGCTCAACAATCACTTGGGGGCACTGATTTTCTAGTTCAAGCTTTTGCTTCGTGTTCATTTTCATTCTCCTCAATGAATTTCTCAATTCCTATAGTACGCTTTGCACGTTTCTTTGTCAACGACTGTTCAAATGTTTTGATGAATTCATGCATGTTTTCAGTGTCAAGGTTAACATAAGCAGGGTTAAAGTCCCTATCTTCTCCTTCCTGTATTTCAACAAGACTGTTCATCAACATAGAATTCTCTAGAATCTTATGCTTTGTATAGAGTTGTTTCTTTTCCTTTTGAATGCGCCTCAGAAACGCGTAGTAGATAATTTGAGTAAAGTATGCAAATGGATTCTCAGATTTTTTTGGATTGAAGTTATGTATGTACATAAAACAGTTTTCAATCCCATCACTAATCATTTCATCTCTGAAGGGGTAGTTAATGAAGTTTGGTTTATGGGAGAGATTGGTTGCTATTAGCAAGATACATTCACCAATGTAGTTTGGCATCTGAGGTGTTGGCTCACCTGTCTTTGCAGCTTTTTTAACAAGCAACTTGTGTTGCTTGAGTGCCTTCAGCAACTGCTCATTGTTAACATAATGTCTCTTGCTCATGATGGGATCCTTGACATTTTAATTCTCCAGGGTATAATGAACTGCTGTTCTAATGAACTATATGGCCTTTGGCTAAACTTATAGTACCGACTGCGTCTTTTGCTTGTTCGCTTGATGATCTTAGCGAGTCAATTGCTGCTTTGTAATACACAACTGAGGTATCACTTATTTCGTTAAGACACATGATGTGACTCAGATTAAATTCATAAACATCTACCTTGGCAAATGGACAAAACTTTTGTACAGTGACAGAGGGAATGCCGAAGTTGGTAGACGAATAAATTACCTGAAAGGGGTTCTTTAGCACAATTGATGACTGACTTTTATAAGTCATCTCTGCAATCAGTTCTGCTCCTGAAACTAGCTTGACAACAACATACATTGTGTTAGCTCCTTAGATTGACATTATAAATCTTGTAGTCAAATTGCTCTTCATTGTAGATTTTGATTCGCTCTCTAAAGTGTTTCAACGTGTGGTTTTCCCGCGATTTCCAAGCTATATTATCTGCTATGTCGTAGAGAGTAGCAACTTGTTTTTGATCGTTCTTGCGCAGAGAACGGCCAATTGATTGCAAGGTTCTGATTCTTGACCTGCTTGGAGATGCAAAAATTACATTGTGAAGATTCGTAATATTGACACCTGTGCTGAATGTACCATACGATGCCACAATGATGTTGTTAGATGTTTTCTCGACAAGCTGACGCACTTCCTCACGCTCCTCGCCTGTAATCCCCCCATGAATGTAAAAGATCATCTTGTCGCCACGAACGCTGACAATGTTGTCATAGAGATCATCGCCATGCTTCTCAACGAGATTAAAAAGCAGTAGGGTGTTGCCATTCAGAGAAAGAGCAAGATTCTTAAGGAAAGCATTTCTTTGTGGATGAGATACAAGGAAGTTGACCTCGTCTGGATATGTGGCGCCTATTTGCTTCTGCTTCTCATTGTCCGGATAGTTTAAGACAATTGCTTTAATATCAAACTCTGAAAGGTACTTGTCCTTGATTAGCTGTGCAGTTGTAGTCGTTTGTTTGACGGGACCAAACAATCCTTCTAGGACAAGTTTGTGTGTCTGTGTACCATCAAGTGTTCCAGTCAGACCAAATCTATACTTACAGGCTGATAACTTAGACATGATTGAAACTAGTGACTTTGCTTTGTAAAGATGAGCCTCGTCTCCTACAACAACACCAAATTGAGCAAACCATTTCTTAGGAAGCTCATATATTGATTGCCATGTTGATATTACAATTGTAGCATTAGATGTCTTCTCTCTTCCACCGAGAATCATATGGATGTCATCTTCAAATCCATACGACTTGAAATCTGATGTCATCTGGTGTACAAGTGAGATTGTTGGAACGATAACAAGAATCTTCTGTTGGAGGGCTTTGTACCACATAGCTATCATGTAGATAATGAGAGACTTACCAGAAGCAGTAGGAGACAGAACTAGCCTACGCTGCTTTCTGATACAATCTACAAATGCTTCTAACTGATATTCTCTTGGCTCAAATGGAAGGTTTAGTGACTTTATAAAGTCTCTTGCTTCTACGAGAGAAAGGTTAAAGTCGTTGAAATTATCTTTGTCTATAGCTTCATAACCACGTTGTTTTGCAAAACTATGCAGGTGCTCGTGTAGCCCAGCATAGATTGTTCTTGTCATAGAGTTGAACAGACGAATCTTTCCATCCCACATCTTGTTCCTGTATGCCGGCATGAATTTAGCGCCAGGAATATCAAACGTGAAGTAGTCAGAGAGTTCTTGAGCTGTTGAAGGCTCACACTCTACCTTGATGAATGCCTCATCTGACTTTGAAAGAATTATTTGCTCCATCAACCACCTACTTTAAACTTTTCCCACGCTATTACATTGTTGATCTGATAGCCTCTTGTCGAAATGCTTTTGATAATTGATTCAACAAAACTAACCTTTTCAGACTGCAACCCAATACGTAGATTTATGTTGATAATGTCTGCATCACCCTCGATGTAGACAGGAATGTCTTGCTTAAGAACCTTGAGCTGGAAGGGTTCCCATCCAAGCTCCTTGTATTCTTCATCACTCAAGATACCTTGATAATACTGATACTTTAGCTTATAGAGGGATTTGTAATCCATCTCGAGCTTACGTAGCGACAGTCTTTCATTTGAAAATATTTTGAAGTACTTGTTGTGGAGCCTGGAGATTTTCAAGCTCTCTTCACCAAGTTCAGTACGATCAATCTGGGAATCCTCTTCCCACAAAGATTGGATTTCTTCGAGCTTCATAACAAACCTATTGCTAGTCACAATTTGGTGATATTGTACTTCCTGTATCGGAAATTAGCAACAGCATCAAGGTACTGAACATCACTATTAGTCGTATCAAACACGAGCTGTGACAAGCTGATTGGGAATAGATCAACAAATGTGATTTCAAGATTTGGATTCTTTGAGCTTGTCAAGACCATAAGGGTAGCATCTGAAAATACACCACTACCAGAAGGAATTCTCTTGTTCCTGCCAATCTTTGGGTCTCCATCTACCAGATCTTTGTACTGATCAAAGTTGTCAGGAAAACCCATCCCTACTAGCCAGTTGTGAATTTCAAGATAGTTCTTCATGTCTTCGTCAACACCAAACTGAAGTCTTAGTATGCCGTATGTTAGTGCTGTAGAAGGAAACGACAACTTGACAAATGGAGTAGGAATCTCTGTCCCCATGAAACCTACTTCAGGCAGATTGATTGCCTTGACGAAGTAGTTTGTCGTAGGCGTCTTCTTGATCGTGAACTTAAAGTTCAGAGGGGATAAGAAGTTGATGTTTGTGGGCTGATTTGTAATAGCTGACATGGGGCCTCCTACTACTATTTATCCACACAAAAAAAGAGGGCGGCCGAAGCCGCCCTCTATAGTCGACCTTTTGTGAAAGATCACATCAGGTTTGTTACTAGGACTCTTCTGTAGTAGTTGTTTGAGTCCTTTGTTAGAGCTCCAAGACCAACTGTCGTACCCTCTGCGAATGGGTTTGCAACCATTCCGTAACGAGTCTTGAAGCCGATCTTTGGCTGGAAGCTGTCTTGGTCAACTGCACGTACCATCTGTAGTGGGACGTATGGGCAGTAGAACAGACCAGCGTCGAATGCGCTCGAACCCTTATAGCCAACTGTCAGGTAGTTACCACCTGTGGCATATGGGTCGATGTAAACGCGCATACGACCGTTAAGAACACCAGCAAATGTGTTGCCAGTGTCATCAACGTTAAGATTGTTGCTGTTCAGTGCTGGGGCGTAGTCGAGAACACCAGCCATCTGCAGTGCTGAAGCTACGTCAGACGAGCAGATGATGATGTTACCCTTGCCACGACGTGTTCCCTTGGCAATCTGGTTAGCTTCGCGCTCAACCTGGAACATCAGACCCTTGAACTTCTCAACTGACCAACGGCCGTTTGAGTCTGTGTCTAGGTCAAAGATACCTCCTGTCGTTGTGCCTTCTGAAGCACCCTGCTTTGCTGTGACGTTGATTGTACGAACAACTTCACGGTTAATTTCTGCAAGGATTTCAGCCGACAGAATGTTTGACAGCTCTGTCTCTGCGTCAAGACCATGAATAGCCTTCAGGTCCTGTGCAAGTTCCATTGAGTACTCGGCCTTCAGTGCACGGCTCTTTGCAGTTACCGTTACTTTCTCGATAGCAAATGCCATCTGAGCGAAAGCTGAGTTGCTGTCTGTGCCAAGAGCTTCAGCCTGAGCTGTCGACATGCCGCCAGCAAAGTTGTAAACGCCTGTCTCAGCCAAGTTTGCTGTCTGTGTTGTGTTGCCTGGAAGTGTACCAGTCATCTTCAGACCAAGTGTGTTTGCACCAGAAACAACTGTTGCAAACTGAGTGTTAGCTTCGTTGAACAGAGCTTCAACGCCGCTGTTCGAGCTGTTGCTGTACTTAGAACGCATAGCGAAGATCAGGCCTGTTGGACCAGTCATTGGCTGAACGCCGCAGATGTCGTATGCAATCAGGTTTGGCATTGAACGGCGAACCAGTGAGATCAACACTGGGTCGAAGTTGTCAATGTTATCGCCAGTCTGGTTAGCTGGAATTGACGATGTCATTGCTTCTGAAAGAAGGAACTGTGAACCACCAAGTGAGGCAGTCTCTCTCAGAGCCTTTTCTGTGTTCTCAAGAATGGTAGCAGTGATCGAGCGCTTGTGTGAGTCCTTGATAGGTGATAGATCAGGGTGCTCAAGCACTGGCTGCCACTTCTTCTGTAGTTGTTCATTAAGATACATTTAAGTTACTCCTTAGTGTGTAATGTGCTGTTAGTAATTATTTCTTGATGCCGCGTGAAATAGCTGACACGTAGCGATTCATTGGATGAGAAGACGAAATACGAGGTGTTTCAGACTCATCCTGTTCTTCAACTTCCTCAGAGATTACGTTTGTTGTCTTCTTTTCTGTTGGGAAGTAGTTTTCCTTGACGACCTTGAGCTTCTTTTCGTATGTCTCAACATCGTCGAAGTCGATACCCTCAGCAAGGCTGAGGAACTTGTCGGTCTGTGTTACTGTCAGACCTTCTGCAACGTTATCAAGAATTTCCTTCTTGGTATACGTCTCGAGCATCTTCTTGAGCTCGATATTTTCATTGATAGCGCTGTCGAGAGTTGCTTCTAGCTCTTCTGTCTTTGAAGCAAGCGTCTCGACTACATCGACCTTCTCATCTGGAACATCGATGTAATTTTCTTCAAATACCTTCTTCATACCCGTCATGAAGCTTTCCATAATTTCAAGCTTCAGAGAAGATTCAATGGCAACTTCATTGTCCTTGACCCACTGCTCAACAACGTAGTCAAGATACTGATCTACTTTCTCTACGAGAGACTCAGCAAGCTCATCTGTTGCCTCATCAAGTTTTGCCTGATACTCTTCCTCAAGAGAAGCTCTCTGCTCCTCGACTGCAGAAGAAACTGCTGCTTCAAAAATTGTCGAAGCCTTGCTCTTAAAATCTTCCGAAAGCTCTTCGCCGTTGAACATTGCATCAATATGCTCTTTCATTGCTCCGCCCTTTGCTGTTACTGATGCTCTGTTCTTTACAGACATGTCACCAGTTGGTTTTGTGTTGTTTGCTGGATCTGTCTCTTCAACATCACCCTCTACGCTAGCAGCGTTTTTATCGCCCTGGTCCTTAGAGTTTGGAAGAGATGTCTTTTTTGTTGTTGGATCTGGAACAGATGCTGAACCAGTTGCACCACCGCCTGTTGATACGGCCTCGTCAACTTCTACCTGCTCTTCAATCTTTCTTCTTAGCGTAAGTGCCATTTTAGTCTCCTGCAATTTGAATTATTTATGTTTTTGGGTTCTTAGAGTTTTCATGAAATGCTCGAAAATCTTGAGGCTAGTTTGTTCTGTATTTTTACTTACCACCGACTTGTTGATGGCGTTCTTATACATCTCAAGCTCTCTCAGATTACCATTTTCCCAAACCCACTCTTTGCCTTCCATGATTCCACGGACAAAGGCGTTTGGGGCAGAAGGATCGGCAACAATGTCTGCAGCTGTAGAAAGAAAGAAGTCATCTTGAACCTCCATGATTCCTTTCTTGTTTTCTTTCAGAGATCCCATTCCTCTAGAAGAAACGCCTAGATTAGCGCCCTCATCGATAAGGTTCTTTACAATCTGACCAAATGGAGTCTCAGTCATTACCTTGGCCTTGCCAATAAAGTTTGAGCCATCTTCACGAAGCTCTTTGATCATGTGTGAGACACGTTCCAAATTAATAGTAGGGCCAGATGGATGACCAAGTTCACCGTAAGCTCTGTTCTTATTAATATGCTCAGTGGTATATCTCTCTACTTCTTTTTGAAGAACGCCACGGGGATAAACTCTTCCATTCTTGTTCTGGATGTCGCCCTGAAGAAACACACCTTCAATGAAGTAATTCTTTTTACCGTTCTCTTTTTGCTCTGTGACAATGTTGACTGTCTCAAGCTGTTCTGTAATGAGCTTCATATTAGTACTCGCTTGTGAATGTTGAGATCTTTCCGCAGTCAACGATGATTGATCCTGTTGATCCAGCAGATAGCGTGACTACAACGTTTGCAGCAGGAAACTCACCAAGAGCAACACCTGTACCAGCAAAATCAAAGTATCCTGTGCTTTCTAAAACAAGAAGTGTGTTTGCACCTCTTGATACAGTCCATTGACCATTTGATGACCAAAAGATCTGGTTAATAATTAATCCGTTCACTGTCTCATTGGCATCAGTATTTGCTGATGAAAGATTCTGTGTTGTTGTAGCTGTAGCTCTTAGAACAAGCTTACCGCCCTTTTGATTAATGATAACTGGCATGTCACTCCTCGATTTCTACTTGCTCTGCAAGTTCTACTAGATGTTCAAATGAAGTGACATCTTCAAACATAGAGTAGAAATTTTCTCTGTTTTCATCTGGAATAGACTCATGAATAGCATCCATTGTTTTAAAGAGGTCGGCATCCACTTCAACAACCGTGCCATCATCCAACTCAACTTCTTCCATTGCCTTCTTGCGAAGTGTGGCAAAATAGATCGATTTACCCTTCTCTTTGCCGTACTGCTTCATCATAGACTTCTTCATAGAGCTAGAATCGTACTTCTTCTTGAGACGCTTTTCATTTGCCATCTCAGTAGAAGTCATTTCACGCTCTTGAACGTAATCTACTTCTTCGTAGACTCTTTCTGAATCTTTCTCGTCTTTGTACCCATGCTGTTCATGCTCAGCCTTTTTTACAGTGCGGCCATTCAATCTATTCCAATTATCATCTTCAGTTGCCGGACTAAGCTTTGAGACATCGACAGTGTGTTTGTCAATAAATCTCTGTTCATCTGGTGACTTGACTTTTACACTCTCGAGAATCTCTCTAATGCTCTTAGCCATTTTCCGGTTCCTCTGTGTCATATTCGTCTTGTTCTTCTTCGTCTTCGTCTGATGGGATGCCAAAAAACTTAGCAGCAACATCAATCTTTTTGTCTTCAATTGCATCCTTTAGCTTGTCAATTACAATAGCATTAAATGCTTCTTTGGCCTTTGTGGGCTCATTTGACAAAGTAAAGTCAACTAGATCTCTCACAGAATAATCGCTCATAAATCCTCCATTATTTATCATTTAGGCTGACTATCAGCCTGCATTTGCTGTTGAAGCATTTCATCTTGTTCAATCTCTTGATCCATGTCTTCAATATCTTCTTCTGTCTGTCTTAGCACATTCTTGCGAACATATTCTCTTGAGTAATAAGATCCGACATAAGGAGAAATCTGAGTCAGCATGTTTATTCTATTTTTGAGAATCTCTCCTTCCTTTACTTCTGCAAAGAAGTTGTCTTTACCGTAATCAAAATTGATGTAGTTCTCTACAGCTGTAAACTCATCTGCAGTCATGACCTGCTTTAGAACTAGCTGTTTTTCTAGAACTCTCAAGAAAAGCGAGTTGAACTTTGTGCGAAGTCTATTAATGAACTTACTGAACTTGACTTCATCTCTAGTTATTTCTGTCGTGTAGTTTGCGGCAAATGGCCCTTCGTTACTGAGTCTGGAAACAGGAACATACAGAGAATTGTAAAGCTTCTTTTGGAAGTAAAGAACATCATCCATCTGACCAAGATTCTGACCTGCTGGAAGAGTCGTGATTTCCGTACCTTTGTTTCCTTCGCGTCTTGGGAACCAGTAGTCCTCAAGCATTGTCATGAATCTTCTGTCGTCTTTGATGTCACCAGTTGTTGCATCGTAGACAAGACGATTCTTATGCTTGACCATCATCTCTCTGATGTACTGCTCTGCTTTGAGCTTTGGCATATTACCAACATCAATGTAGAAGATTCTTCTTTCTGGAGCTCTTGATATACGATAGATTACTGTTGCGTCCTCAAGAGTTCTCAGCTGATTGAGAGGCTTGATTGCCTTGTGAAGATAAGACAGAACCATCTGATTGTTAGTGTCCATCAGACCAGATGTGCACTGAACAATGCTGTCTTTTGCAATCTTCACTCCCTGTGTGCCGACACTACCTGAAGCTGACTGCATCAGCTTTGCATTGAAACCTTTTTCATTGTAGATGTAGTACTCGTTTGTGTTCTGGACCAGTGTGACTTCTGTTCGAGCATCACGCTTTCTCTTGACTTCACGAATCTTTCTAATCTTTCTAGGATCAATGTAACGAAGTTCTTGAATGCCTTCTGCAGGCATCTTCACGTCAAGAATGACATGATAGTAAAGACGACCGTCTACATACCATCTCTTGAATACATCAAATCCTCTTGTGTTAAATTCTAACAGTTCAAGGACCTTGTCAAATTCAGCTGAGATTAGTTTCTTTGCTTTAGGAGAGAGATTAATTTGATCCAAGTTGATTGTGACAATTTTAGTTTCCGGTTCTGAGACTATTGCCTCATTGACAATGTCATCTACAGCATTCTCTACTTCAGGATGCTGCATCATTTCTCTATACTTAGTAACAACTTCTGCTTCGGTTCTTGCTGTTCCGTCTAGGTCAACGACTGTGCCGTACGATCCGCCTGCAGCAACAACAACAGCCCCATCATCTTCTTGTCTTGCAACAAACGATGGGGTGTTGTTCTTTTGTTCTTGCTCGTCATCTTTACGCTTAATTTCAAATCCAAAAAGATTCATAATTCACCTATAATAAAAAGAATCAAGTTCCGCCTGCATTGCCTGTGATGCCACCAGAAACCTCCCAGAAGTCATAGGCAAACGTGACACTAAACTCTTCAATTCTATCCTGCTCAGCCCAATCAAGGCCCATGCCAGAAATATCCTGGGGGAAGATGCCGTTGAATTGATATGTTCTGATAGGAACACCAGTCTTTGAGTACTGGACTACCTGAGCCTGTGCTTTGTATAGAAGAGGGCTTGCAGAACCAAATGCTCTTACGTTACCTTCAAAGCTCTGGATTCTATTTGACCATTCTTCCATCGCATTTCTGATAAGGAAGTCTTCATCATTGATTACAGTTACTGCCCAACCACCGTATCTTCTATCGCCCGCAAGCTTGATTCGTCTTCCAAAGTATGGAACTTCCATCACACCCAACTCTGCATTAGGAATTGAAGTTGCTCTAACCATGAAAGGCACTCTAATGTCAGCTACCGAGTTTGCAGGGTTCTGAATCGTCACCTGAAACAGTGTTGGTCTTGCACCACCAAGGATTAGCTGACTTTTGATCTCATTTACGTTGAACGCCATTTTTGAATTCTCCTATACCCTTAGAATTGGCCAACAATCTCTGAGAATTCTACACCTGTTCTCACAGCGACGAAGTTCAGCTGGATGAAGTTGATTGAACGTGCTGGCTTGATGTAGATGTCGCCAACAAACTCGTTACGATCTATTACTTCTCCTGTGTTGTTTGTTTCGTCACAAACAACCTTGAAGTCGTAGATGCCGCGTCTTCCTTGAATGTCTCTCAGGAATGGCTCAACGAGATTCTTGAACTGAGCTCTTGTAAACTCGTCGTTCAACTCAAACAGTGTGAACTTAGCTGCTGTTGCAATTGCCTTCTCAAGAACAATGAACAGACGACGAACATTGATTCTGTCGAAAGCGCTTGGCTTAGCCAACAGAGTCTTGTCGCCGTAGAGTAGTGTTCCCTGACCAGGGAAGGTAACGACAGGATTGATGCCACTCTTGTAAAGGACATCTCTGTCAGCCTTACCTGGATTGTATGCTAGCTTGATTACATTCTTAATAATACCGCGGTTGAAGCCTGCAGGAGAGAACCAAGGATCTCTTGTGTCGTCTGTTCTTACTGCAAGACCGGCCATGTCACCGTTTAGAGGAATGTATCGATAGACATCATTGTAGCGGTCGTACTGATACTTGTACCCAGAATCAAGGACTGCATACGATGTGGATGTCAGAGAATTTCGGAAAGTGACAATGTCGTTCGATTCATCTCTTCCTGCATTCTGAACAACGTCTGCCTTATCTGGGCTGATGAAAGCTACGCAGTCTTTTCTAACTTCGCAGATATTGTCAATAATGTAGTTTGCCATTTGCTGACCGTTAGTGCTGCCTCTTGCCTTACCAGCGACGATCAAGGAGATGTCGACATCTTCTGCTGATTTGAATAGGTCATAGCCTGATGACAACACACTTACAGGAACATCGCTTTCATTATCACCATCTGACCCAAAAATCATTGAAAGAGACATTGGAACTGAGCTTGTGGCAGATGTGATGTTTAGTGATGTATTTGATACTGCTGTTGTTCGATCGTTAACCCACCAAACGTAGGCTGAATTGTCATTAATTACTGTCTTGTAGTAGTTGGTAGCACCTTCATTTGTCTTTGCATCTGATGCTCTTGACACGCTCTGATAGACTTCTAGGATTGTTCCAGGAACCCCAGTGAACTTACCATCTTCGTCTGTGACAACAACATGCAACTCATCATTTGCTGATGTGTTTCCAAAGCTTGTCACGTAATCGGATCTGCCAGGAGCTGCATCTACGTTATCAAAGAATTCCCAGTATCTTACGATCGTATTTGAAGAAGCGTTAGTTGTGATTGAATAGTTTGAGTCAAACGACAACACAACAGATGCTGCTGCATTTGATGTGCTGTTACCAGCATTTGCTACTGCACCAACAGCGGTTACCTTTAGATACTGCTTGCCAATCGTGCTGTTACCTGCCTCGACAATGTCGTTGACTGAAATTAAGCCAGCAATTGTTGAAGCAACATTGCCAATTTCAGAATTCGTAATCGTAGCATTAGCAGCAAACACAGTTACTGTAGCTGTGTTGCTTCCAGAAACAAATGCAACATTTGAAGTTGTACCATTTGCCCACAGATTATAAGTGTTAGAAGTGTTGGATCCTATGTAATACTCACTTGAATTGAATGAAATGTTTGAATTGTATTGGTTGGCTGTATCACACACAGAAACCTTTAACGAATTTCCAAGTTCTCCAGGGAATCTTGCAATGTATGCTACTTCAGTACCAAACGAGTCGTCTTTGACTTCATAGTCATCTTCATTCTCTACAACATACAGAGCTAGTTTGCTAGCAAGAGCCGATTGGTTTGCAATTGAAGTAAATACAGCATTTGAAGAGACAAAATACAAAGTGCTCGATGACACAGTTCCAAGGGTTGCCTTTGATAGAACAATTGCTGTCGTATTTGATGTGTCTGAAGTGTTACCAATAGAGGCTACTGTTGTTCCTACAGCAATATTAGCACCATATACAACCATGCCTACTGCTACATTAGCAGCTGTTGTGTTTGCAAAGCCTGTGACAGTTGTATTAGCACCAGATGTTGATAAACCTGAAATTGTATTTGAAAACCCAGTAGTGTTAGCAGCACGGCTAACATACAGCTTGTTGCCATATGCAAGGAAGTTAGCGGCGCTAAAGAACGTTTCTGGATTGTGATTTGTTGGCTTTCCAAAGCGGTTGACGAGGTTGGATTCCGAGTCGATCAGGATTCTCTTGTCGACTGGACCCCATCTGAACACGCCAGAAATTGCACCTTCAGTTGTAGAAACTGCAGGAACTACCGTTGTCAGGTCGATTTCAGATACGTTTACGCCTGGACTAACTTGAAATGGCATCGTACTCTCCCATAAATTTTAGGTTGTTGGGTCAAACTCGTATTATTTATGTTTTTAGGGGTTTGACTACTCACGCATCCATTTCTCAAAGCTATCTTGATGAAGTGTCACAACTTCACTAGGATCCTGTGGAATACCATTATCGATAAACCCGATTGGTAGAGCTTCCTCCTCCAGAATTCTGATATTTTCATCGAGTAAGTTTCGTCTCACATCTGTGTTTGACATCTCTCTTATGTATGGTTGCTGGATAAGCCATCCAAACATTACAAGGCACATTACTGTGTCATCATTGCCATCTTCTGCCTCGTAGCTATTGCCATTCAGAATGAATCTAGACAGCTCGTAGATCATATCGTAATCTTCGACAATCAGCTTATCTGACTCAATCAAAGTCTTTAGATTAGCACATCCAATCTTCTTGATTGACTTTGTTGTCCTGACACCATAATGGGCAGTTCTGGAAAACCCACCACTAATAGCCTGGCCGGATCTTCCTTTGTTAGTAGTCACCAGAACGCCTTCATACTCAAGTTCATAGTGAAGGATGTCTGCAACCTGTTGACCAATGTCATTAGATTCCACAAGAACAGTTGCATTGTTGTAGGCTGTTGCTATTGACCGTATAATGTTTGGGTACAGCAAAGGGGAAATAAGATTGTTTCGGTAGACGCAGCATGTCCTGTACGGGATCTCTGTTATGTCAAACACTACAAACGCTGAATAGTCACCCCCAACTCCTCTTGCTGTGTCGACAGTCATAACATAGACTCTGTCAGGCCTTGGATCAGCATAGAACTTAATGTTTGGTGAGGTCTTGATTGGTGACTTTATTACAAGAGTTCTTAGCTTGGATCCATTAATTAGAGTATTGGACGAGCCAATGAATTCACATTCAAACTCTTGTCTGAACTGCTCTTCGCTTGTGTTGCGAATAGTTTCTGTCTTCCACTTTTCATCTCTGCCCGGAACATCTGACCAATGGACGTCAATTCGTTTGTAGCTGTTCCTACCCTCTTCACTGTCAATCCAGATCTTGTAAAACATATTGAGGCCATTTGGTGTTGAAGTGATCAGCACCTTGGATGTGTTACCAGAAGAAATTGTAGGATAGACAGATGCAAAGAACACTTCTTGCAGGTTGTTAGAGACGAATGCAAACTCGTCGAGATAGATCAGGTTAAACGATCCACCACGGATTGCACTAGATGATGTCGCGGATGCTAAAATCTTCGATCCATTCTCTAGCTCAATGTTACCTTTGTTCCATTCCACAATACCCTGCTGAAGCCACTTAGGCAGGTGTTCATATGCAAGCTGGATTCTTGAAAGGATTTCTCTTGCCTGCTGTAATTTGTGAGCCAGGATGGCAACATTGTAGTTCTCGTTGAATAGGACATAGTGCAAAATCATGCCAGCAATAGTAGTGGTGTTATGTGTTGGTACCAACGTTGTTCCACAAAGAAACAAATGATCAGCGTTATCTACTTGAAGACATCTAACAGGAACGGTGTCAATTTTTCTTATTCTTGTTATGTAAATTCTACTATTCTTCTTGTGGTTTTTACACTGCTGCAAGCTTTTTTTACGTGGAAGGTTGAAGACTACAAGCGAAGTATTAAAGCTTACTGTCCAGTACCTTATTCCATTAATTAACCTGTATCTTTTGCGTGATTTGATACCAAGAGTTGATAGAAGAGTTCGAACCTGATCAATTAGCTCTTCGTTTTTTTGGTAAAACTCACACGATCCTTGCTTGGATGTTGAACCATCAGTGTCCATTAACCCACGTAAGAGATTCAGCCTCTGCTCAAAAGAACCCAACAAGTAGGATGTGGGAATATGTTTATTTCCATACAAATTCATCTGTTTTAAAGCAGCTTGGCCACATGGTGCCGTAAAGTAAACAACGTTGTCGTTTCGAGAATCTGACCAAACGTTCCCTACCTTAATAAATTCCTTGTATACATTCAAGTCATCTTTGTGGCAAGTAATTGTGGCTCCTTTAGAGGATCCGTCTCCTAACCAAACACCGAGTAGATAAGGATCAATAGGCAATTGCTGCTCTTGAAGATCAAGAGGCTTGGTGAATTCAATATAAGGCTTGTTTGAGTGAGACAAAAATGGAATCAATTGTTCTGTGGTCAGATTTCTAGATCCTGCATTCCAATTAGTACTATTAACATTCCACAAATGTTCAGCGTCTGCTTTAACAACGTCACCGTTATCAAATACTACCTCATAAACATTGTGGTTATGCATTGTAGGTGTAATAAAAGTAATTCTTGTTTTTTTGCCGTCAGCCCCAAATATTTCATCTCCCTCGCTTAGATCTTTAAGCTTTACAAATCCTTTAGGAGTAAGAATTGGTGTTTCTAAGTCAAGAGCCTTTCCAGACTGACGGGGCATCTTGCAAATAACAAATCTGTTTTCTGCTACTGAATCAACAATGTCGTTTTGGTAATTGTACAACTGAAAATTGACAAGACCCCTGTCAATGTGAACAATCTTTACATACTTTTCAATGAAGTACTTTGGCTTTCTTGCACACTTAATGTATTCCTCAACTTGCTCTTGAGTATATGGTATCTTGATATTCTTGCGCTTGAGGTTTTGATTGCCTAAGTAAGCTTCATTCATCGCTGGCGCTCTTCAGCATCTTCTGAAGCTCAGCAGTGCTTCCGACAAAAAGATTGTTGTTGATAGTTTGTGGATTCTTGTTGTCTTGCTTCTCCAGATTCTTCTGACGCTGATTGATCTCGAGAAGATCCTTGTTTGCATCTACAACAGTCTTTAGCAGCTGGCTAAGAACTTCAAAGCTACGTGGATGTTGTGACTGTTTGGCAATGTCCAGCATGTCAACAACAGCTTCTTGACCTCTAGAAATCACATCATAGAGGTTGCCTCTTGCATATTCATAGTCGTTTGAAAGATTGCTGTCGACTTTGGATTTGCTTGTTTCTAGTGGAGGAAGGTCAAGTGCTTTTGCTATTTCATTACTCATGGGAGATCTGTTTTAGTGATAATATAACCATAGTCTTCAGAGGCATCAATTTCTATGTAGTCTACAGAAGCTGCAGCATTAGAAGTCGGTTGCCCATTTGCAGTCAAGCCTGGTCTTACTTCTATTCTAAGAGTAGGATCTGTGTTTCCTACACCTTCCGCTGCAGTGTTTGTTGTAGGAATGTACAAATTTGTGTTTGCAAATTTGATAACCTTCGACTTCTTGACAGGGCCAAAGATATAACCTTTGAGTGTGAACGAAAGTGTCCATATAATTACCCTATCTTCTTCAATCTTGCCCTCATACGAATCATTCAATGTGACATTGTCTAGGACAATTGGAATGTCCATTGCAATGCTCATTGATGGAATCAAATTGACTGTAGACGTCCAGTCTGGTGTAAAGAATGGTAGGATCTGCTCAACAATTCTAGAACCATCTTCTGCAAACCTTGTCATTACATAAAGATTAAAAGTGATGTCATAAGGAACTGGAACGTACTGATACTGAAGCTTGTTAGGCTCATTTGTCAGCACCTTGAAATTCTTCTGAACTGTCTGGAGCTTTCTGTTTGGTGAGTACTTAATGTCTCTTATCTCAAATCCCATTCTAGGAAGCTGAATCTGGACTGGCTTATTGAGGTTAGGATCCTGAGTGTTTCTTACAAGGAACTTTTCCTTTGGACCATATGCCAATGGAACCTTCATTGTCTGCACAGTCTCACCAGCCGAGTTTGTCCTGTTAATGTAGATGCTGTTGAACAATGTGCCAAACAGAATCACATACTTGCGGATTGTGTCATGGAAGAAAGTTGCTCCTAGCATTAGACTCTTCCTGTCTCGCTGAATGGATCTAGCTCTGTGAAGTCTAGAATGTTGTCACTTACTGTCTGAATATCGTCATTGTCAGCTATTGGATCTGCAGTGTTAATGTCATATTTTTCTTGAACAAGGTCGTATCCATTTTCATCCTGAATAAACAATCCACCCTCAGAAAGTATACCATAACCAGACATGCTGGTTGAATAGTTCTTTTCAATATCATCAATTTCCTTGATTCCTGTGTTCAACTTCTCGTTGTTGTAGACAAATAGCTCACACTGAATGTCGAAAGTCTGTAGCGAGCCCATCTGATAGAAGATTGCTTCGTGCTCGACAAACTTGATCTCAAACAGCTTCTTATTCAGAGGGAAGTAGATTAGATCACCTTCTTTAGGTCTTACCTGAGACGTGTATGAACCAACTTCCTCACTGAACACGCGTCTTGAAACTGTGAATGTCACAGTGTCGTTGATCTGTAGATTAAACTTAGAAAGGAAGTCACCCTGACCTCCAAACCCTTCCACATTCTTAATATACATCTCAAGCATGTAGAAACCATTGAACTCAGAGATTGTGTCTTCTGTGAGAACATTGTCTACTTTGACCAACGTTCTAGGTAGGTAAAACAAATCGTGGCCGTAGATTTTGATTGACTCGACAATTAAGTCGTCAATCAACTGTTGTTCCATACTTGAATTAAAGTTGTTAAAGTAGAAGTTTGTTGATATGACACAAACTCCTTATCCAATAAAGTCGTTTGATGGCAACGAGTAGCTATTGATAACTGTGCGTTCTAGCTCTTCTATTTCATTAGATGCATCATTGTAAATCTTGTCGCCGTTGAACGTGACGCCACCAGGAAGCTGCATCCCAGAGAACTTAGAAAGATTAGAACCCCACTGCCTTTTGATCAAGGCAGTGCAATAGTTCTGAAGCCATCTGTCACTCCAAACATCTGTATATGTGTCTGGGTCAAGAACTGAATAAGCCTCCACTACGATATAGTCACCTACATTGAGTTTATCCCAGTTCATGTCGATATACAGCTTGTCATTGTGTCTGTTGTATCTGATCGGCTGCTTACCTACAAGAAGCTCTTCAAGGACCCTGATATGCGTGAATGCCATGTAGTAAGGAATCATTGACACGGATGTCAATGTGTACAAATCGTTCAATGCAATCTGATATCTAATGTTGAATAAGTTGTTTGTGCTGAGGGAATCGCCTATATCAAAGATGTTGACAGCACCGATGATGTTTTCTGGAAGAGTGATGTACTTATCAGACACATTATTTGCTGTGATTTGATGCTTGTAGTAAATCTTTTCAGTACCATCAAAATGGTAGTCCCAGTACATCTTGAGTGCTTCATCAATGCGATCTTCAACTTGATCATCGTCGACATTGATTTCAATAACAGGCTTGCCTAGTCTTCTCAAGCAATATTCTTTGAATTCGGAGCGAGATGTGGGGACTGCCATTTCTGACCTTTTGAGCTGTTTAGTGTATTTATAAACTCAAAGACCCATTTGTTCTCTAATTTTTGTTGCACTTATGCTAGTGATGGAAGCATCAAAGGCCTCTTGCTCAATCTTGTAGCCGACATCCCTTCCGTATGTAATGTTTACGATGTTTGGAACGACAATCACTTGAAACATCCCCTGATACTTAGGCTCCAAATCTTTTTTAATTCTTTCGATCACCTGTGATGCATTAAATGGATTAGAATCATTCCAACCCTGACAATCTCTTATCATAATACAAACCTGACCAGTTTTAGCGATAGCTCTCTCAAACAATGCCCTATGGCCTGGATGCCAAGGCTGCCATCTACCAAGCATCTGTACTGTTTCTTTGTTAGATTGAAAGATTGGCCGTCTTAAATTATTTTGAATATGATTAGAAACAAAAGCTGCCCATATATCTGCGTTTTGTTCTGTGATTCTAAAGTCGTAGGTTTCAGGAGCAACGAACATCTTGTTAGTGTCTTCAAATCTTCCTTCCTCAATAGTATCCATCCATACCACCCAGTCAGGCTTGATTGTTGCTCTCATTTCAGGTAGAGGGCAAACAAAATCACAGACCACATACTTTTTCTTACTCTTCGACGCCACAGACTGCATTCTTGTTGCTTGTCTTAGACGCCCTTCAGGTGAGAAATCCCAATCATTCGACACCCTCCTAAGCTCATCGCCATTAAGATGCTCTACATCCCCTAGCAGTTCTGTTATCTTTTTAGCAAAAGTAGTCTTCCCAGAACCAGGAAGACCCATAACCAAAATTTTCATTAGTATCTCCTATTTTACATTAATTGAAATGTTATGATAGCCAGAAGCAGACGACCCTTCAAAGAAGTAGTTTGTTCCAAGACAGTAACGTCGTATCTTTGAAGTAGACTTTTCTGTTGCATGCTTTATCCATCCCGGAAACACAATTAGTGTGTTTGTTTTTGGATAGATTGTTAGATTGTTGTTGTTGTACTGATTTGGTTGCTTTTTACTGAACGCAAATTGAAATGTTTTAAAGATTTGGTCAAGACCATCTTGCCAAAAGTCTATGGGTGCCATTGTTTGATTTGACATATGCTCATCAAAGTACAACACACAACTAATCATCGTATTTCGATGGGAATGTTGCTCATGAAATGTTCCACAGACATTCATTGACAACCATGACCTAAACATTTTGAACTTGTCATCAATTCCTAGCACAGTCTCGGTGTATAGTGAAACATGCTTGTCGCAAGCTGCCTTTATTCTATCCAATTTGTGTTGTTCTAAAACATGGCTTTCTTCACTGAGATAGTTGCCGTCCTCTCCATATTGTTTTTGTAGACTGATTGACTTGAGTGTTTCAACCTCATCTTCCGTAAGGCCATCGCTATCTGATAGCTGCTGTACCAGAATTGGAACACTGTACAGGTTTATGATTGTCATCTCAAATCAACTTAAAGTCCTTCATCCGTCCTGGCTTATGGACTTTGATGAAGATGTTTACTGATTCAGCGACATTAGACAATGTATTGAGGTTGATGTCTAGTTGCTTAGGAGCAAGCATGCCTTCTTCCTGGAGATTTCTCCAGTAGTGAATAATCTCATATGTGACGTCCGTGACCTCAAGATCAATATCATGATAAAGGCCAAATGTACTATCACTCAATTTTTTCTTGATTGATTCCATATTGACCATTTGATCAAACATTCTGAATGTCTTTGGTGTCAAGATCCGTACATGTGTATAGTCATCAAAGAATAAGTCGCATCTATGATGAGGAACGTTGACAAACCATTCTGCGCCCGGTTTACTGACTCGGTACATCTCTTTGATAATTGCAGTGAAGGCTTTGGGAGATTGACCAAGATGCTCAAGAATGTTGTCTGCATGGATTTTATCGAAGAAATTATCTTCCCAAGGCCAAGGTGTCAATTCAAAGTCCCACACTTGGTCAGGGTTACACTTAGGTTCGACGTCGACGTTCCAATAGTCTTCTAGCTTCTTGAAGCCACAACCCATGTTCAAATTTGAGTGTTCGGGTGTCAAAGGAGTGATGTTAGAGAGCATTGCTAATCCTTTCATAATCTAGGCTTTGCTAGAACGTTATTTCCAATTACATTATAATGGTACTTATCTAGTCCAAGATAGTCAACAATCTCATTGAGAATCGACTTTCTGTTATCAGAGTGTTCTATAAAAATGATAGGGTTGAACTTTGAAAGTGTTTGCTGGGCGCCTTTTAAGACTGCAATATCCATTCCTTCAACATCTATCTTCAAGAAGTCTACTTTTGGTATTTTGAATGTTTCGACAAAGCTATCTACGGTGATTACTTGCACAACACACGATCTGCCTGACTTTGACGTAATCTTGTCTTCAACTAGACTGAAGATACCAAAATCTTCTTTTTGGTAGTAGTCTGGCTCGTCTATCATTATCCATTCATTATGTTGACCAATTGCTATGTTATATGTGAACACATTATCAAAGTTGTTGAGAGCGATGTTACCAGATAGCATCTGAAAAACAAGTCTCTGAGGCTCGAAGCAGTGGATTGTCCCGTAAGGAAACATCTTTGCAACCCACGTTGCATATGTTCCAATATTAGCACCTATATCAAAGATGACAGGATTCTTTTCTTCTCTAAGGGATAACAATGTGTGATGCGCCTCTATAGAAGAGGCGCTGCCATGATCTAAAAGCCATTGACCATGGCCCACTTGCTCATGATTGCAATCAAACCTGTTCACTATCATAGAACCATGATCAGAGGAAACAAGAACGTTTCTTCTGACCTTGTCAGTGACAGAAAACATTAGATCCAGGCGTCCCAGAAAATCTCTCTGTTGTATTGCTGATAAAGATCAAGACCCAAATACTCAACACAATTGATAGTTGTTTTCTCAAGCTTAGGCTTAATCTTGTGAAGATTCTTGAATCCAATAGCAACATCATTATACACTTCTGATTGTTCAATATGTCCAAAGTTATGTTCAAAAGCAGGAAGCTCAAAGAAGTCATAGATTCTCTTTGTCTGAGACTTTGGGCTATTACAGAATCTAGAATAGTCAACAAAAAGAAGTCTGTCAAGATACCCCATGATGATTGCATCTTTCATATGAGCATGCGCAAGACCCATAGGACCGTTAGGGCCTGCATAGAAATAGGCTCTTGATGAAATAGTTGAAGCTTCTCTCAACGATTGATCTGGTAGCGAGAAGAAGTCTGGGTTGCTCTTTCTTAGCTTTTCAAACGATGCAAGAATCTCGGCTGGATTTCTGACAAGGCATAGAATTTTCACTTTTCTTTGCATTGTGTTTTCCAATAGACCAATCTGTGAGATCCATTGACGATCTTTGTCAAAAACAATTGGTTTGTCGATGTGTTTATAGTACCCATCCAGCACACTAGAAAGGACACCTTGTTTTGCCTGATCGTTAGGATACTCTTTGTTCATGTCAAAACTATTCCAGTTTGCATGAATGGAGCCAACAAGAGACGAAAGAGAAGAAACCGCTTCCGAATGAATATCTGGATTCTGTTTGAGAATGTTGCAGATCATAGTAGAGCCAGAACGAGGTAGTCCAGCTATAAAGTGTAACGATTTCATTTTATACAGCACCTTTCAAATCAAAATGTTCAATGAGATCGGATTCTAATTTCTTGAATGTAGAGGTCCAATCACCAAACTGTTCTTGTCTATATATGCGAGTTGTTTTTTGATACCAAGGACTATGATCTCCACCGTAGGCCCAAACGTGATAGGGCAGTATCGGAACAATTACCCAAGTAGGCTTGCCCATAGCGGAAGCAAGGTGAGCGATAGATGTGCATGATGTAATGATCAAATCTAGATTTTCAAAAGCAGCTGCAGTATCTTCCCACGATAACATAAGGTGTTGAAGATCAGAAATTTCTTCTGGCAGTTCTCTTGTATCGGTGTCTCGCTGAAGACTGTAGAATTTAAGTTTATCATACTTATGCAAATTGATTAAAGGTTCGGGTGGAAAAATTCTAAACTGTTGATGTTCAAACAGAGGACTGCCGCTCCATCTGATACCAATTTTAGGCTTGTCTGAGTTGAGGATTGATTTCCAAATAGGAACGCTCAAAGGATTTGCAAAAATATACGGATTGTTTGGAACAGTATCAAATGTGTGACCAAAGATCCAGCTGCAGCTAAATCCTGGAATCCAATAATCGTGTTTTGTTGTTCTCACTTCATTTACAGTAACGCATTTTGATACACCTGGAATGCGAGAAAACAATGAATGAAGGCGAGCATCACACGACATAATGCAAGTGCCTTCACGCTTGACAACTTCAGAGGCAAATCTAGCATAGATCATCTGATCTCCAAAACCACCTTCCATGTTGAGAATGATAGTTTTGTCTTTCATTGTATGAACTTGTGGATTCCAAATTGGCTTATCAGTTGGAATCTTGCTGTCGCCATAGACTCTAAGAAATCTACCTGCTTCTAGACTCTGAAAGCCTGCTTGCAAATCTCCTTGATTAATTAGGAACCATCCACGATTGAATTTGTGTTTTAGATCGTTCGGATCTTTTTGTTCCATTAGCTGGGATATATTCCAAGCTTCTTCAAAACGACCGCGAATCATTAGATTCAATTGTTGATCAATTAGATGCATGTTTTCACCCTTGTTGATAATATACGAGATATTGTTAGAAGATAGCCAATCCTACATATCTACCCATTTCTACCTTTGTAAAATTATTTGAGCTAATTAAAACAGGAGAGCTAACACCATCAAGATCAATTCTTGCACCCTGTCCTACCCTACGGCCCTGCGCGGCGTTGAGCCCCCACACAAAAAGATGACCACTATGATTTAATCCCGCACTAGTGAAAAACCCACATGATATAGCAGTCCAGCTAGAAGATCCTATTTGAACGGGCGAACTTCTATTAATTACTGTACCATCACCAAGCATTCCTTGACTATTTAGACCCCATGCAAACAAAGTACCTCCGGATCTTATTGCACTGGTGTGATACAAACCAGCAGATATAGCAGTCCAGCTAGAAGAGCCAATTTGTACAGGAGAATTTCTACTAATTTCAGTATTATCACCCAAACGACCAAAATTATTAAATCCCCATGTAAATAAAGTACCTCCGGATCTAATT